CCCCAACCGCTAACCAAGCAGGACGTAGCTGATGTTATTAAGCAAATGCGAGATGACGACCGCATCTCGACTACCGACATTAAGGAAGCCACCGATGATGTGATGAAAGCCTACTACCCTGAAGGGCTGTCGAATACTCTGGTTGACCAGAAGTCCGGCAAAGAGCTGAAAACCCCTCAAGATGTGGTTGATGCCTCTGGTGGCGAGATGACCACCGAAGCGGCTGCACAGTGGCTCATTAATGAGCAGTACAAGCTCGATCAAAAGATTGACTCGATTCGTGGTGATGCTCAAAAAGTGGCTGAAACCACTATCACCTTCCGCAATAATTCACTAGCTGCCCTTCAGAAGTACGAGCCATTATTTAAGGCATACCCTAAGCTTCAGGCTAAGGTTGCCGAAAAGATGATGAAATTCGTCAAGTCTGACCTTGAGAAAAACGTCGTTTTATCGGCTCCTGACCCTCTTGAGTTCTACGATGACTACCTTGAGCCATACCAACAGGCTTACGAGTATTCAACCAAACAATCAGCCACCAACACTGTTCCTGCTCCGGGGACTCCTGAAGCCCCAGCGACACCGCCAGCGCCTAGCGCAGCGGATCGCATGGACGAAGGCGGTGATGGCGGCGCGTCTGAAGTTGACGATCCAAATAACTTCGCTCAGCAAGTAGTAAAAGATTTAGCTAACCCATTTTAAGGAGGGATTATGTCAAACCAATTAATCGAAGACGGTAAAGTAGTAGAAATTAACGGAACTGATTTTGAGTGTACTGCTGTCAGTTATCAGGAAACTGATGGCGAGCGGCACAATCACTCTTATACTTTTCGCCTAAAGTCCGAGGTGGACGCTGAACGCGAAGCTGAGGCTGCACATCAGGAACAGCTACGGCTTGAAGCCGAGGGCGCTGAGGCTCCTGAAGAGGGCGCGGCAGAGCCAGAACCAGAACAACCTAACCAACCAGAGGAGGAAACACAACATGTCCGATAGTGAATTAAAAGCTACAGAGCGAGTCTCGGTCGAAGAGCCACAAGGTATCCCATTCTTCAGTATTCGTACTGGTGAGACCCATTGGGGTAAGCTAGAGCCGACTATTCAGGCTTATATCAACAGCTCAGACATGGGTATCAACGCCTCTCGTGAGCAAGATTACGGCTGGCGCTTGCACCCTGATTGGGTCAAGAAGGTTCGTGATTTCAAGCGTGACCGCACTCAGATGTCAATTTTGATGTCGAAGAACGAAGGTCGCAAGCCTACCACCACTCAGATTCTTTACTACATGTACGGTCAGCAACTCGAAGAATACTTTGAGGACATGGAAGATAACGAGAATCCGTTTGAGGAAGCTTACTTGGCTGCCGTCAACGGTGGTATGAGTGTTCAAGAAGCTGCTGAGCGTGCCGGCATGCCTCGCGCACTCGCTGACTTCCGTGCGCTCGATGATGACGACGAAGATGCAGGCGATGTCGCCGATCTAATCGACGAAGTTATGGAAGAGGACGACGAGGAATTAGAAACTCCTGCCGCTCCTGAGACTCCAGCAGAGCCAGAAG